CCGATTCCGGGTGCGACTTATTCGCTCCCTAGTTATAGGGTGAACTAAAAGTCTGACATTTACAAGCCTTACGCGTAATTAACGGCGTGTCGAATTGCTTATAAGCAAACTGTATATTTCATCGACTCGCTTTTCGAGACGGGATACCTGATCTTTAACGCTTGACCCGGAATTTGGCTTTAGCTCACTTAGGTAGTATTTAACTAAGTGTCTAATACCCGTCATAAACGCCACTAAGAGCGTGACAATAGCCACGCCCATAGCAGCCCAGTCGTTACTGTTCACTCGCTTTCGCGCCGAACGTAACGTCATTAGGATTTAGGTAACGCATTAGAACCGGCATCATGCCAGCAAATAGACCCCATACCAATTTTTTGGGATCAGTCTCGCCCGCCATGTAAACGGCAAGCATGCCAGCAAGCGATGAGCGTAGATAACTAGCTCCCATAGCCTTTAGTTCTTTCATTTTCCTTCTCCTAACCCCAGCGCCTTGATTAGCTCTGAGACTTTTTTTGGGCTTATATTTATTTCAAAGTGCATTTCATCTTTACGATTTTGATAGTCGCCGCCCCAGAATAATCCGTACTTACGGGCAAGCGCTCTAATCATAGGTACTTTCTCAGCTGGAAACGTGCCAATCTTTCCGAGTGCGTGTTTGGTCGCGTTTAGGTCGATCGCCGTACCGGACGCATGATTACTCAGCTTGTCCGCTACCCCACGAACTGAACGAAATGCGTATCCCCAGTCGTCGAGCTGTCCACCGTCTAACGGCTCGATTAGTTCGTTAAACTCTTTACAGAATCCGACGATTAAGGGTGCAACAGCTTCGGCGCAACGGATCTTTAAGTCTGTACCCGGTATCGCGTACGACTTAATCTTGATATGCGCTGGCTCTTTAGAAGCCGTCCAGCCGTTATAGCTCGTTAGTGACATTTACAACCTCTGGCGCTATAAATAACTTTTTCTTGGAATCGTACCTATAACCGATTCCAGCGTAAAGACCTCTGAAACTATTATTGTATGAAGTCTGTACCCATCGTCCACCGAATAAATCAGCACAGAAATCAGCGCCTTTTTTCTCGACCTCGATTCCTTCATCGTTTAGTAATACTTCATTATTTACAACAATTACCTGTTCGACAATATTTTCATCGTTTAATTTTGCGAAGTGAGCCATTTAATTATCCAATCACTAAAATAAATACGCCTGAACCGCCAGCAGCACCACTTGCACCGCCACCACCGCCGCCGCCTAAGTTAGCTGTTCCAGCTACAGCCGTAGCGCCACCATTACCGCCACCACCAGCTCCGCCAGTTGTAGTACCGCTGTAACCACCGCCACCACCACCACCATAACTAACAGATACGCCAGTTATCGTTCTCGCAGTACCAGCGCCGCCGTTACCGCCTAGTGAGCTACTTGTGCCATTTGACCCAACCGCACCAGCTCCAGCACCACCACCACCGCCAGAGTCACTTACTCCTGCATTTGTACCACCGCTGCCGCCCGTATTTCCTTGACTAAATTGTGAAGCGCCACCTACGTAAATCGCGCCGCCGCTACTTCTACCAGCACCACCAGCACCACTACCACCGCTGCCGCCGATGGCGTTCGAAATTGCTGAACCGCCGCCAACGCCCTGAAATAGTAAATACGGAGCTAACGTACCTGTATTTGCCACAGATGAATTTGTACCAGCAACGCCAGATGAAGCAGTCGCACCACCGCCAATAGTGACAGTAAACGTACCGACTCCTAAAGTAGTTGAGGCACTATAACCGACGCCGCCGCCACCACCGCCACCGCTACTATGTCCAGAACCGCCACCGCCGACTATTAGCATTTCGCACGTTCCACCTATGCCAGTAGTGAAGCTGCCAGATCCGTTAAATTTGTAAATTGTTTTACCGGGGCGAGTAGTTGTATCTACTGTAGGCGATCCTGTTGTACCTGTAACTGTTGCCTTAGCAGCGCTACCAGCTGCAAACGGAAAACTTGATAGTAAAGGACTCATGCGAACTTCACCGCCCCACCAGCTAGAACCGTATAGGTCGGAGTTGCCGCTGTTTTAATAATAATAAACGAATAAGAATCTATTGCGCTTGCATTACCAGCACTAGGGGCTGTACCGCCTGACCACTTTGGAGTCACGGCTACCGAGTCGATCTGAAACGCTGTTGGATAATATGCAGTAGCGCCGTTAGTGTTTAAGAATACGCAGCCGATCGAATCACCTACAGCAAGATTTGCGTTTACGTTTGTGAAGTTTAATGTGAAGTTAGCGCTGGCGTTTGTTGTGTAATACAGGACGCCTTGAGTCTGAGTGTCAAATGCGACTGTTCCTGTCGCAGCTGTAGCCGAAACCGTGCAGCGTTCCTCTGGCGATTTTAATACTGGATTATTTTCGATCGCAGCTGTTAAAGTCTTATTTGATAAGGTTTGAGTACCAGTTAAAGTTACAGCCGCAGCCGCTAAATCGTATGCAGCTTTAACCGCTGTTGGAGTAGCTGCTAATACGCTGGAAGTGGTCGAAGTTGAGTCGCTTAACTGGACTACGCCAGAAGCAGCCGTCGAAGCTGCACTAACGCCGATAGTTACAGCGCCAGAAGTGCCGCCACCTGTAATCGGTGCAGTTACGTTCACCGCCGTAATATCGCCCTGATCGTTAGCAACCCAGACGAAATCCATATCCGTATTCGTGGCTTTCGCCAGAATTTGACCAGTAGTGCCGCCTTTGAGATCAGCCATGGTCGTATCGACGCCCTGACCAAATACCGCAAAATCGGCTGGTAAGTCGGTAACTAGATCGGTCGAAGTCGGCATGACCCACCCGAAATTAGTAGTTGGATTAGCCATATTTTCTCCTTATGCCACGATTAACGCGTTAGCCCACGTTAATGATCCGGTTATAGTATTCCACTTCTCTAGCACAGATACGTCTTGCCACGACATAGCTTGGAGAGAATAACTTAGCGGCGACAGATTTAGACTTATCGCGATTTCGTTATATGCAGCCTTAAACGTCCAGCCCTCGACGAATCCCTGAAATACGCTGGCGACCATATTCTGCGGTAAGTCGCTGATTCTTAAAGGTAAGCCCATAAATACTTTAATTAGGGCGTCGCGATCGGCGTTATCTAATTCGGGGTTTGTGAGCTGATAAGTGATCGAAGTAAAGTTAGCTTGTGGATACGCTCTAAGCGTAAGATAGAACGCCGCCTGTGAAGTCGCGTCGGCATTATGCTTCACGGTCGTAGTGATGATTTGGGCTAATTGCCCGTAAGTGCTAATCGAATTTATATCTGAGTCGGTTACTTCATTTGTCGAATTAGCCCCATATTTCAGCGTAATCTCATTACGCACGTCGCCAGCTCGAGTCTCAATTTTAAGCCCGTTAAATAACGCTTGATTAGCCGTTAATTCTGTGTAGCCGTTTAGGGCTAAGTATTGCGATCTATGAGTCGAATCGGCATAACTGATTAAACCTTGAGCGTCCTCGTATATGTAGCCCAGACCGCTAGTTGCCAGCCCTGATACAAGTGAATACACGTCTGTTCGATCAGATGTACGAGCTGCTAATTCATAATTACCGGGGCGGTCGATTTCACCTAATCCCACGTTTTCGGCGTTAGCCCAGTCGATTGTCGGATTGTAAGTTGCCCACGTTAGCGCCGCTGGTACTTCGCCCCAGTTATTTAGTAGCAAATCTTGTAACGCATAATAAACCTGATCGCCGTCGAAATCCTGAGCTAGTACGCCATTAGTAAGCGCTTTCGGTAAACGGCTTAACGCGCCTAGTGCGGTTATCTTGAGAATCTGATTTATTCCAACGCTGCCAGCTGTATTAACCTCGATACCGAAATCGACTACCGTACCGCCAAATATAGGTACGTAAGTCGCAGTCGAATCTTGCAGCTCGATCGTTACTGAGTCATTTATATTTATATTAACGATCGCCTGAGTAAGGTTAATTAGTTCTAAATTGCAGTAGCCAGCTTGCGACTGTACGTAGATATTATTTCGACCGCTACTAATCGTTAGATTTGCTAATGTGTAAGTGGTGTATTCGACGCCCTGAATCTTTACGCGCCAGACTGGGTTAAAGACTGTCACCCGAATAACAGCGCATTCGCACCATTAGTGCCTCGGAAGAAACTTTTATTTAACGTATCGACAATAGTTCGAGCTGTTCCCTCTTGGTCGATTGCTCCTGAGACATTGACGTTAATAACTGGCGGTGGAGTATTGCCCGATTCCATTTGACGAATACGGAACGCAGCTTCTCCAATGTTGCCAGTAGTGCCGCCTAATCCAGTTTCAAGATTATCTGGAATAACTTTTTTAGCCGTATCAGCACTACTTTTTACAGCTGTTTTTGTAATTTCCGCAGTCTCTTTTGCGATTGACTTAGTGACGCTACCCAGTTCTTTTTCTATACTAGCCTTAATATCAGCCGCCGAACTAGGTGTAACCTTTTCGGTTTGTGCGCCTTTACCTAATACTAGTTCTGGGATTAACTTTAAATCTTTACCGCCGAATAAATTATTGACTGTATTGTAACCCTTGATCAACGCGTTAATTGCAGTAATAGCCAGGTTGATTCCGGCAACGACGCCCGAGATCGCTAGGCTTACCCCGTCAATTATTACCGATACGACTTTAAACGCAGCGCCTAAAGTTGCTCCAATAATCGGTGCTAATAATTTAGCAGCTTCCCCGATAACTTTCATAACCGCACCGAAAAACGTAAATACAGCGCTGTTATCCTCGACGAATTCTTTTAACTTCTTGAAAACTGATCCTAAACCTGAAACTACTGGCGTTAAAGTAGCCTTAAGAATTGGCACAATAAATTCGTTTACGTAGTTATAGAAACTCGTAAATGCTGGAACTAACGTCTCTGTAAAAAATGTAGCAAGCGATTTGAATACTGGAGCTAAGCCAGTTCCTATTTTGTCGGATAAATTAGCAACAGTTGGCACTACTTTTTCAACGATAAGGGTAACTAGTGGCGTAATGCCGTCTAGTACGAATCCGCCGATAGTCTCTTTACCCTCATCGAATGCTATTTTCAAACGATCCATTTTGCCGCTAAAAGTCTCAGCTTTTTGAGTAGCGAAGCCGCCAAAGTTCTCAGCTAAAGCCGTAGTGATTGCGTCCATATCGCCGGACTTTAAAATAGTCGAATCTAGTCCTAAGCCTAATTTGCCTAGTGACGCAGCGTTGCCGTCATACGCTTTACCTAGTGCATTTGCTACCGTCTCTAGCGGCTTACCGGTAGCGGTTGAAACGTCTAAGGCTATATTTAATAGTTTTTGCGTTTCCTCGGTGTCTTTTGTCGATCTTGTCAAGCGTTCAAACGCTGGACGTAATTCGTCGTCGGTAATGCCCTTAGATAATGAAACTTGGGTGATGTAACTTTCAACAGCGGCGATCTGTGCGTCGGTTGCTGCCGTTGTATTTTGTAAAGTTAGAGCTAAGTTTTTTTGAGCTTCCTCATCGGCGATTGCGTTTTTAGTAGCCTCGACTAGAGCTTTTCCGGCATAAGCAAGTGCAGCTGCTCCAGCAAGCGCAAACGCTGCTCCAGCCTTAGCGCCAAAATCACCGACCTTTTTTCCGAAAGATTCGGTGTCGTCGCCAGCTTGAGTAAGTCCTTTTTTAAGATTATCGACGTCGGCAAGTATGGAGAGCTTAAGCGTTCTTGATCCGTCAGCCATTAGTCGAACCTCTTAACTATGCTAGTAAACGCCTTTTCCCACTCAGCAATTAGATACGACTGCTCAGCTCGAAGCGTGGGATAAATAAAATAGCCCGTCGATCCGCGCCCGGTTGATCCTGACCAGATTGGAAACTGCTTAAATTTATTTGAGCCGAATTCTGATCCGCCCCATAAATCCTTAGTCGTTGCGCCGCCACTAAATTTCTGCCCGGCAAATCCGAAAGAAATCTCACCGATCTTAGACGACTTACTTACCTTAGAACCCTCAGCAATTCGACTAGCTACTGGAGATGAATTTAATGACCTAGCTGCCGAACCGATCTTGCCCTGTAAATAAGTAGCAAGCGCACTAGATTGTTCTTTAGCTTGTCCGATTGCTTCATCGTCCATGGCTTTAAACGCGCCAGTAATGGCTCGGAGTTCGGCTTTGTCGTATTGAACGACGTCCTTACTTTCCGCCATTTCGCTTCTCCAATATCTCGAGCGCTGTCAATATGTCCGCCGCCTCCACCCACTCACTCATCGGTATTCCTGTCACGATCGACAGTTCAACGATTAAGTAACTTAGGCTTCCTCGGCTGTAACTTTTGGGGCTTCAATATCTCCGACTGTAATGTCGACCACCATATCGCACCATATTTCATAAGGCTTTACTGGCTTACCAGCTGCCTCACGTCTTAGAGCGTTCCACGCTAGAAACATTAAGTCGGATATACCGATTTTTTCTTGAGCCTGTTGAATTGTAAATCCGGTCTTTTGCTCCCACTTAGCGAACTCTGGCGGTTGCGCTGTTGTGGTTACTGTGTGACCGTCAGTTGTTTCGATTTGGATTTGTAGTTTCATGCTCCCGATTTCTTTTCTCTAGAGTGTTGGTGTGGTTACGCAAGTAAAGCTCAGCGAAATAGTCTGAGCGTCTGGAGCTGTTCCGCCGGCGCTTGGGAATATTGGTTGTACGTCAAAGTTAAATACTGAACCGCTCGCAGCTGTAAATACGACTGAAAGTGGAGTATTTGGTGCGCTGTCAGCCGCGTTCCATAATGAAGCAGCTAGTGATCCGCCAGCTGTCCAGTCGGCAAGCATTTCTACGTCGAAAGTACCTTGCGAATCGGTTGTGTAATAAGCCTTACCGTCTAGCGTTTGGTAAGTGTTGATTGTGCTGTCGATTGTAAGTGTTGCAGCTGTTGCTTGAGCGTCATAAGTATCACCGTCAATAGTGAAAGTTATGTCGCGTCCTGTAACGATTGTTGTTGGCATTTTGTCTCCTAGTTTTCCTGTTTGTAGTAAGTGCTAACGTCAATATCCGAGATAAGTAAATTACTCGAACCTAACGCAACGATCGACGGACGCGATACGTCGCCGACAATATATCCCGACGGAATAGCCGCGAGAATCTGTATGACTAGCTTCTCGAGATTATCGAGAGCGCCCGCGTTATTGTTATACGCGACGGCGGCTGAGATTGTAAAATTTACTTTTAACTGGATCGAGCTACTGATTAAAGTGGTTTCCAGATACGGCGTTCCGGGAACAATTATCGCGGCTGGCGGGATTACCGCCTCGGGTACTGATTCATAGACCGACGCGGTTACGCCAGCGAGAGCGGTCGCTAGTGGCGCACGAACGTCAGCCTGAATTGAGGTTGGCATTATTGACCCATTGTCTCGACGTCAATAAACGGAGCTAATAATCCAACGACGCGATTTTGAAGTGAGCGACCCAGTACGAACGGCGACGGATTGAAGTCCACTTGCGCCGAAGTATTACCCGGTGCGGTGATCGACTGGAATACCTCGACTGATACGACTAACAGCGCCGACTTTACGGGCGCTACGCCTGAATATAGATCGTCAGCTGTTGAGCCATTTAATACGGCTAGACCAGCTGGAATTTTAGGTGTAAAAATTTGATCCGGTGCAGCTGTTGCAGTTGTAAATATGTATGGCGCGATTCTGTGATCGTTTACTGTGACAGTTAGATCGAACGCAGCTCCGCAGCCTGAGATGATTACAGCTTGACCCGGCACGAAATAATTTATGCGCTGAGTTGTGTAGAACGCCATGCCGTCTTTAACTTCGATACCGGTAATAGCTGACTGGTATCCGGTAAGTAATGGCAATATAGCGCCCTCAGCGCTGGCAATCATTGACTCTAAATAAACGTCCGAATAAAGAGAATCACTAACGCCGAGAACGGCGCGAAG